ATGGAGGTGTTATGCCTTTAGGCCGACCAAAATCCAAAGTAGAGGAATTGGAGGTAGTTGTGAATGAAGATAACTCAATTGAGGTAGTTGCTAAGTAATATATAGTTTTGGTTTGCCCCTTTAGCTCATCGGTTGGATGAGCTTTCGGGGTCCAAAAAACAAAACATATGATAAAGAAAATTTTAACGCAAGCTCAACAAATGTTGTCTTTGGATTTTATAAGTGAAAATACTCATTTAATAGAGAATATAGATGGTGGGTTTGAGGAGTGTAGTATCTCTTTTTATATAGATGGAAAGTTCATGTTTGTTGATTTTAGTAATTATAGGTATGAGTCTCATACCGTTTTGAATCCCAAATAATTTTTCGTATATTATAGTATAATAAGAAATAAGAGATATGCACGCAAGAGAATATTTTTACGCATGTGAGGAATTTCACAATTATGGTAAGGTTAAGGATATAGACTTCTCAGATGAGTTATGGTATGAACCACTTGATGGTGAGGATAATAAACATATTATTAAATCAATTGATTTTGAAGAGGGAGTGGTGGAATTAGGTGAGTATGAGGACTTCGGATGTGATTGTTGTGGTTCTTATTATGCTAGTACCTATTATGATTTGGATGAATTAGCTAGTCATGGTTATTTAGGATTGGTACTTGATCGTTTAGGTGATGTACTAATTGAGAAAACAGGGGTGTAGTTTGGATCACCAAGATAATTTTCGTATATTATAGTATAATAAAAAGATAAGTTATGACAAAAAGACAAATGCACCAAGAGATTAATAAGAAATTTTATGAATTTGTAGAGGCAAATTATCCACACTACACAATCGATGATAATGAGGGTGGTGGAAGAATTTATCTCATTAGTGAGAGAGATGATGATGACTTTAGGAAATATGATTCAATTGAATACCACCAGTCAAGACATACTGTTTGTGGTTATAATGATAACTCTGAACGTGGGTTAAATGATGAGTATGAGATGAGAGAGTTTTTAGAGAAACTAGTACCCAACTACGATCTGTAGTGGGTTTGTTTTCTCAAGATATTTTTCGTATATTATAGTATAATAAAAAGAGAGATATGACAATAAAGGAAATTAAAGCGGTATTAGAGACACCAGGAACAATATTTACAGCTCCTAATTCAATGGGTGAAATAGTTGAATTTAGATGTCATGGTGATGTTAAATACGATGATGAAAAAGAAGATTTTATTCCTACAGGAATAGTAGGTTCGATTTATAAAAATGATACAGGTGTTAAGGGGATGAATGTTGATAGATTCGGTCCAACGTGTGTTTGGTTGTATACGTTTGATATGTTGAGTCAAAAGAGTGTGGGTAAAATAAGATATGAGGATGTTGAGATAGTTACTCATGGTGGGACAACAGCTGAGACGCTTGAGCGAGTAAGACAAAGTTAATTTTTGACTTTCGTAGATCTTATTTCGTACGTACGTATTACTAATTGGTGTGGTACGTACGTATATGGTACTAATATGTTATATATCCCCGCGTACGTTAGTATCAATATACGCGTGGAGTAGTGGTGTGGGTGGGTTATGGGTATTTTTAGTGCTAGTACAACTCTCCCACATCGACCATTATATACCTATATATCCATACCAAAACATAACCCCAAATTTCGAAATGGCAAAAGGAATAAAAACCTAAAATACCATAAAAAAGGGATCTTGAAACATTTTTCACTATCGACAAGATATATACTTATATTTTAAAAAATGCTTGGCTTTAGTAGATATTCTTCGTATAATACAGTATAATAAGAAAAAAATAAAGGTCATGTCAAACGAAATCAAAAATCGTATTCGCAAGAATATCATTAAAAGAAAAATTCAGCTATACGCATTTATTTTATTGGGTATAATTGGAATTGGATTAATCACATTAGGAGTTCTTGGATTGTTTAATATTCAAACTTTATTAGCTTTAATTCCAATAGCATTAATGATGAGAAAAAATACTCAAATGTGGGATATATATAATAACCTAATTATCCTCCAGAAATTCATCCACGATGATGATTTTAGAAAAGAATATAAAGAAAAAGAATTAAATAATCAATAAAAACAAATAAATATGGCAAAGAAAACAATGTATCGCAGATTAATCAAACCAGAAGATGGAACCACAGCAGTAACATTTAACGGTAAATTACACAATTGGGAAGGACCAGCTTTAATCCCAGAAGGAGACCCGAAAAAAGCAGAATATTATCTTTACGGAATCCAATATACAAAAATGCAATGGAAAGCAGCCATCAGCGACCATACAGGATTACCATGGTATAAGAACCCAGGTGCAACAGTTCGATTCTAATGAGATTAAAAATAGGTGATAGAGTCTTATGTTCATTCTTAGGTGATAAATTTAAAGGTACCCTTATTGAAAAAAACAAAGTTAAATTAGATAAGGGTACTATATTACCTCTTATATACCCTAAAGATAAAGCAGATAAAGACGCCCCATGGCATATAATAAAAAAGTTATGAAAATCTATAAACATAGACTTAAACAAAGTATCTTTGATTTAATCCAACTTGACCAAAGTCAAATAAAATTAGATAAGACAACCATAGTAGTAACTTACTCTACTAAACCCTTACACCAAGTAAAATACCACTATGATTGCACCTCCCAATGTTTAAATGACTTTAGTATAATCCGTTTAATTAACAACAAACTTTACTCCTAATGAAACTTACAAGAATATCCAAATCCGAAGCCAAGAACTTCATTCTACTCAAGGAGGACTTCACCGATAACCCTCCAAAGTATTTTACCCTCACTCCATCTAATGATCCTAAGTACCCAGGCTCCAATGGATGGGAGGATGTCACTTACTATACGGGACGGAAAGTGGATCTATATGCTAATAGAGAAGGTGATGGAGATTCTTGGGTTTACATCTTATCAAACCCCTCAATACCTAACCAACTCAAAATTGGTTCCACCCAAAAGAACCCCGATATAAGGGCTAAACAATTATCTCGTGGAACTGGTGTGCCTACTAAGTTTAGGGTTGAATTTGCATTTAAATGCTTTAATGCTGAATCATGTGAAAAGGAGATTCATAAGGTATTAAAGGATTGTAGGGTGAATAAGGATAGAGAGTTTTTCTTGGTAAGTCTTCAAGAAGCACAAGATATAGTAAAGAAAATAGGTAAAAAATATTTATAATGAGAAAAGTATATGTAGTATGTTTTATAGAAGCATCAAGTATTGTAAAAGAGGTTAGTTTTTTCTCAACATTAGATGCTAATATTTCATATGGAAATTTAATTTTAGAACCGATTGAGGAGTTTCTTTCACGAGATGATGCTGAGGTTTGGATTAGAAGGAATGGAATTGAGGGGAATGATTATACTATTGTGGAAATTTTTAGGAAATGATAGTATATACGTATTGAAGTAGGGGGTGGGGTTATAGGTAACTAGCTACTTGGATTATAAAAGAACATTAATTATGAATAATAAAATAAATAAACTTCAAGAATTAAAGCTAGAATATATCCATCAAACAAATATCCTTGATGAATTATGGTTATATCATCCCTCAAATCCTAATTTTGTAAATCCTATTAGGGCTTATGAAGAAATTAAGAATAACTTACATGATTTAGAGCATAAAATCAATTCTTTAGAACGTGAAATTAATTCTTTAAATTGAAATCAATAAATGGGCTTAGAAGATTTTTATAGAAGTTTATATGGTAAGAAGGATGAACTTACTAAAATGGAAGAAGAGATTGATGAGTGGAAAGATACCCCGAGATATAAAATGGGTATGTTTGTTAAACTCATTATAAATGGAACTATATTTAGAAAACAACTTTCTAATATGTTTGAAGAGAAAAATAAAATAAACATTGGTGATGCCGGGGAGTTTATAATGTATAACAGAGCATGGTATTGGATTAAAGATTTTTCCCTGAAGGATGAGGATTGGGTTGATAGTGTAAAACATTATGAAGAAGAAGAAATTATCCGTGCCTGTGAATTAACTATTTCATATTTTGAAAACTTAGAAGAATATGAAAAATGTTCACTTCTCCTCTCAATTAAGAATCTTATAAAAAATGCTTGATTTCCCAAAGTATATTTTATAACTTCACTAACATAAGTAAGATAATAAAAATTAAATAACTAAAAAAATGAATAACAAAATATTAGCTCTAAGAAGAATAGAGCAACTAAATAATAAGTTAAATAAATTAAGAACAGAGTTATCCCAAAGGAATATCCAAAACAGTCAAGCTGTTTTACAAGAAATAAAAGAAACTATGGATGACTTACAATCTATTATTGAACGAGAAAATTAATCTAAAAACAAATAAGTTATGAATTTAACCCCTGAACAAATCCAGACTAACTGGGAAGAGTTTAAAGATAATATTGAGAAATATATTACCGGAGAAAGAAAAAGTAAATTACTCCAATTTTATGAAGAGTATCAAGATAGAATTATTCTAATGCCTGCTGCTCATAAAAAAGAATACCATAATGCTTTCCCAGGAGGATATGTTGAGCATGTTAATAGAGTAGTTCGTTGTGCTCTAAAACAATATGAATTATGGAAAGAAGAAGGTGCTGATGTTACTACTTTCACTATTGAAGAACTTGTATTCTCTGCTATTAATCATGACCTAGGAAAAATGGGTGATGAAGAAAATGAAGCATATATCCCTCAGACTGATAATTGGAGAAGAGAGAAATTAGGAGAGGATTATATGTTTAATTCTAAAGTTCCATTCGCTTCAGTTCCAGATAGAGGATTATATCTATTACAATCTCATGGAGTTCAATATACTTTTAATGAAATGTTAGCTATCCAGACTCATGATGGTTTATATGATGAAGGAAATAAAAAGTATTTATTTGCTTTCATGCCAGAACAAAAACCAAGAACTTCATTACCTTTCATCTTACATCAAGCTGATTTGATGGCAGCCCGTATTGAATTTGAACGTGAATGGCTACCTAAGTTAAAGGGAGAAGAAAAATCCGTGCCTAACGGGAAAAAGAATTTTACATTAGATAAGAATAATAAAAAGACTCCAACTAAAGATAAAGCATTAAAAAGTGTTCAAAGTGAAGGTCTTAAAAACTTGTTAGATAAAATATGATAGTTGCCATATCTATTTTAGGGGTTTTGGTTGTGGGTCTTGGATTCACAACCATAAACCTTCTAAGAAAAAATGAAAAACAAGAAGATATTCTAGTAGGATACCTTCAATATTTGGATAAACTTTCCCAAATAATCGAATTTACAGATAAAAAACTTAAAGAAATAGATCATAAAGGATCTTTTGCTGCGGATGATGAAATTGGATTTTTCTTTGAGGAAGTTAAAAATATTCAAACTATATTAAATGAATTCAAGGTAAAAAATCTTGAAAAATAATCTTATTTTTATGCCTCCAAAATCAAAAGTTAATAGGAATTATTTTACCCAAGAAACTGAGGATGCTATTTTACTTTATAATAAAACAGAATCTCCTAATCAACGTAGTAAAATTTATTCCAAATCTATCCATTACCCATTCTTTAAACTTACTCAAAATATAATTCATACTTTTAAGTTTTATAACACTGATGTAGAAGATTTAGAACATTTACAACATGAGATTATTGTATTTCTCTTAGGAAAAATGCATTTATATCATCACAGTAAAAGTATTGAAGATAGATTACACAAGATAATTAATAAAAAATATGAATATGAATCTTTACATAAACAAGGTTCATTTCTTGAGTATACTAATAACGCTGATAAGATTACTAGTCAACAAATAAAAGACTTTATAAAACCGTACTTAGAATTTGTATGTGATGATTGTAAAAAAGAATTAAAGCGTTTAACTCCACCTAAAGCATATTCTTATTTTGGGACTATTGTTAAGAGATGGTTGATTAACGATAATAAGAAAAATTATACTAAAAAGATCAATTCATCACCTATAGAAGATTTACATCATTCCCTTGAGTTTTCTTATGGATTAGATTCCTCACTCCCTTCAACAGACCAGTTTTCTTTATTTTTGGATGATTTTGTAGATTATATTGATATTAATATTTACAATTTTTTCCCTAAACAAAAAGATGCTCAAGTAGCAGATGCTATCTTAGAAATATTTAGAAAAAGAGAATCTATAGATGTATTTAATAAAAAAGCCCTTTACATCTATATAAGAGAGCAAGGAGATTTTAAAACTCAAAAAATCACCAAAATCTCAAATGAATTATCTGAAATATTTAAAGAAAAATACATATTTTATCTAGAAAATGGTTGGGTAGATTTTGAAGAACTATAAAGAATATATTTATAACCAAACATATTCGTATGAGTAATCTAGATAAAAAAATATTTGGTAAAAAGAAATTCTCAACTCTACTTGAAGAAATATATTCTAACCAGAAAAAAAAAGAAGAACAAATAAATGCTCTTATTCAAGAGTTAAAACCACTTATTACTGATATTGGAGAGGCTACTCTTATAGTTCCTTTAATTAAGGAATATATGGAGTTAGGATTAAAAAATGATGAACAGCTTATCAAAATGGCTACTATCATCCAAAGATCCCTAAATACAGGTAAAGAAGCTGAAGAAGACTTTGGTTTATCTGAGGAAGAAAAGAAACAACTATTTAATGAAATAGAAAATTTCAATAATAACACACCTAAAAAGCTACAATGATAAATAGAGTTGGTTTAACAGGTGCAATTAAAAACCTTCAATCTAATTCTACCCCAACAAAAGTAAAAACTAAAGTAACTACTTTTGGGAGAGTTAAGGATATTATTCTGGATGAAAATCATCCTAGATTTTCTGAATTTGGGGAATGGAATGGGTTAGGAACTATAATTGTAGATGTTTTTGATAAATCCAATCCTGGGGTAGAAAAAATTGCTAAACCATATTCTCCCCAATCTAAAAGTTTACCTATAGTAAATGAAGTAGTTCAATTATTTCTTTTACCTGTTCCTACTAACTCAAATATTCTTATAAAAGAGTATTATTATTTACCTTCCCATGATGTTTTGAATAGTCCACATCATAATGCTTTACCAAATCCTATAGGAAATAATCTTCCTCCTTCTCAACAATTAGATTACCAACAAGTAGAAGGTGGATTAGTTAGAAGGGTAACTGATGGATCTACAGAAATAGATTTAAATAGTCCTTCAAACCCAAGTCAAAATACATTTATTGAAAAATCTAATATTCACCCCCTTCTCCCATTCTCAGGAGATATTTTATATGAAGGTAGATGGGGTAATAGTTTAAGATTTGGTTCAACTGCTAAATCTAATAGTGAATATAAAAATAATTGGTCAGAAGCAGGTGAAAATGGAGACCCTATTGTAATTTTAAGAAATGGTCAATCATCAAACGTTTCTCAAGAGGGGTGGATTCCTATTACAGAAAATATAAATCAAGATTTATCTTCTATTTATTTAACTTCAACTCAAAAATTACCTATTGAGAGAAATTGGGATAATAAGTTTAAAGTTTTTTCCCCTTCAAGCAGACCTATTTCTTTATTAAATTATTCTTCTCCACAAATCCTACTCAACTCAGATAGGATAGTTTTAAATGCTAAAACAGATGGAGTTTTAATAAGTGGAGAACAAAGTTTTAACGTGTCTGTAGGAGAATATACAAATATTAATTCTAAAAATTTATATGTTGATTCTCAAAATGTTAGACTAGGTAATCAAAATGCTACTGAACCTTTACTTTTAGGAGACACTACAATAGAATTATTTAATCAACTCTTACAAACCCTAAATAATCTAGTTTCAGTTTTAGAAACAGATCAGATTTATCCTGGAGGAGTAGCTGCTCCAAATACTCCATTAAATTTGGTAGCTTCTAATACTAAACAAATTATTAATAAAATCCAATCCCAACTAGAGAGTACTAAATCTAAAGTTAGTAAAACTATATGATCCAAGACCAACCATATAATATTTCTGGGGTAGTAGTTGATAAACTAACAAAACAGCCTTTGATTGGAGTTAAAATTTCCTACAATGAAAATTCTACTCTTACCAACTCAGATGGAGAATTTAATTTAAATGGAGTGGCTACTACTGAAGATTTTATTCAAATAAACATTAATGCTTCTTCATATGTTCCACAAACTAAATCCCCTTATACAGGAGATAATAAAGTTAAAAATAATTTAGGAGTAGTAGAATTAGTTCCTAATAAAACTAATTTGGAATTAGAAAAATTAAAATCCTCTCAACTTGATAATAATTTGGTTCAAAATATTATCCCTAAAGATGCATCATCTTTACAACAAAAAACATTAAATAATACTATAAATAATCTAAAATCAATTTTAATTCCTAGTATATTAGGGTTAATTGCTCAATTTGGAGTAACAAATGCTTTAGATTTTATTAATAGTAAAACATCTAATATTGATCCTTCATGTCCACAAGACATAGAAGTATTAAAAGGATTAATAAGTAAAAGAAACAAACTAGCTAAACAGTTAAATAACTTATATAAAACTGTAAATATAACTACAAAAGCTTTGGGGTTGTTAGATATTACTTTAACAACTTTTACTACAACCTTTACTTTCTTAAAAGCTCTTCCCATCCCAACCCCACCCCCACCTTCACCTTCATTAGTACCACCTATACAAGATTTAAAACCTGGAATAGATAGTAATATTAAAAAATTTACTACTATAAGTAGTGGTCTTTTAATTTTATTAACTACTTTAAGAGACTCAATCCAACAAGCCTTAGACCTACTTAAACTCTTAGATCAGTTTATTCAAAATTGTACAACAGATGCTGAATTAACTGAAGTAAATGAAGAATTAAGAGTAACTAACCAAACATCTCCCCCAACAACAACCCAAATAAATGGATTTACAATGGATGTTGAAACTGAAAATACTACTAATGATCTTAAAAGAAAAAGAGCTATAGCTAAAAACAATCAAGGAATCATTTTACTCCGTGGAGAATATTCATATAGTTCCTCAGATCAAATTTTAATTGATGAATTAATATTCTATATTCAAACTAATGGTTTAAAAGCTGATTAATTAAATATTTATAATCAATATGAAAACAAGTGTCTTTAAAAAAATTATAAAAGAAGCAGTAAAAGAAGCTTTCCAAGAAGAACTAAAAGAAGTCCTTTTAGAAGCCGTAAAAGCTCCTAAACCACAAATTGTTCAAGAACATTCAATCCCTCAAGTTGATATATCTTCAAAACCAAATGAAGTAACAGCTAATATGAGAGAAAAGTATATGGATGTATTGAATGGGATGAGTATGACTAGTCAAGATGCTAAACCAAAATTCAACCCATCTCCTATGGCTGATCCCATAAATGGAAGTTTACCTGATGGAGAGGTTGGAATGGATCAAATTATGAATTTAATGAATACTAAATAATGGCATTTAACCAACAGCAAATATTCCCTATAGATTTAGATAACAGTGCTGCTGTTGGTATTTCTCTTCCTTTTAATGGCCCTGCTGTTTTTAAATCAAATTATCAAACTAAGGATGCTATTAAATATAATCTTATTAATTTTTTCCTCACTAATCCTGGAGAAAGACCATTAAACCCAAATTTTGGGGGTGGATTAAGAGATTTCATTTTTGAACAAATTAGTAATGATAATATTGATTTTTTATTAGAAGATGTTTCTAGTAAAGTAGGAGAATATTTTCCAAATGTTCAAATAGAGGATTTAAATGTTTTAAGAAACGAAGATAACAATCAAATAACTATAAATTTTACTTATAGAGTTGTAAATACTAACATACAAGACGAAATTAATATATCATTTACATAATGGCTACTATCAAACGTGATATAAAATATCTAAACAGAGAGTTTTCAGATTTTAGAACTCGATTAATCGAATTTTCTAAGACATACTTTCCTAATACTTACAATGATTTTTCTCCATCATCTCCTGGAATGATGCTTATTGAACAATCTTCTTATGTAGGTGATGTATTAAGTTTTTATTTAGATAATCAATTTCAAGAAAATTTTATCCAATATGCTCAACAAACAAATAATGTTTATGAATTAGCATATATGTTTGGATATAAACCTAAAACTACTGGAGTAGCTCAAACTACTATTGATGTATATCAACAGTTACCGGCAAAAACTGTAGGTGGAGTAACAGTACCTGATTATGATTATGCCTTAACTATAAATGAAAATACTACAATTTCATCAACAACAGGTGGAAATACTACATTCCTTCTCCAAGATAAAATAGATTTCGCTGTTTCATCTTCTCAAGACCCAACAGAAGTATCTGTATACCAAATCTCAGGGAATACTCCTCAATATTATCTCTTAAAGAAAAGTAGAAATGCTATTTCATCTACAATTAATACTCAAACATTTGGGTTTACTACTCCTGAAAGATTTTCTACTATTGAAATAAATGCTCCTAATATAGTAAAAATTCTAGATATCACAGATTCTGATGGGAATGTTTGGTATGAAGTAGATCATTTAGGACAAGAAATGGTTTATAAAAAAATAAAAAATACCAATACTAATGATCCTAATAATGTTTTAGATTCTGGAGAAGTACCTTATCTTTTAAGATTAGAAAAAGTTCAAAGAAGATTTGCTACTAGATTTATTTCAAATAATACTCTCCAAATCCAATTTGGATCTGGAACTACTAATGATAATGATGAAGAAATAATTCCAAATCCTAATAATGTAGGTTTAGGGCTTACTTTTGAACAATCCAAACTCACTTCAGCTTATTCTCCTACAAATTTTCTCTATACAGATACTTATGGGATAGCACCTTCTAATACTACATTAACAATTAGATATCTAATAGGTGGAGGAGTTGGTTCTAATGTTGATGCTAATACTGTAACTAATATTGATACATCAACTGTTAACTTTAATTTAAATAATCTTAATTCAACGACTGCTAATTATATTTTTGGTTCAATTTCTTCAACTAACCCTGAAGCAGCATCTGGAGGTAGAGCAGGAGATACTATTGAAGAAATTCGACAAAATACTTTAGCTTTAAATGCTTCACAAAAACGATCTGTAACAGCAGATGATTACTTAGTAAGAGCTTTAAGTATGCCTTCTGAGTATGGGGCCATCTCAAAAGCATATATTGAACAACCTAAATTAACTGATGAACAAGTTTCAACTATAGAAACTCTTAATTTATATTGTTTATCTCAAAATTCTCAAGGTCAATTTACTCAACCCTCAAATACATTAAAACAAAATTTAAGAACTTATCTTTCTCAAAATAGGATTATTGGTGATAATATTGAGGTTAGAGATGCTTTTATAATTAATATATCTGTTAATTTTGAAATTATAGTATTACCTGAATATAATAATAATGAAGTATTATTAAATTGTATTAATGAATTAACTACTTATTTTTCTAGAGAAAAATG